TATTGGTGCAATGTTTCAAGATAATACTACGAGATTTTTAAGGTTTTTAAATGCAAATAGCAAAGGTATAAAAATATTAACTGTTAGGCTATTAAATTTTGCAGATAAAAGTGCAAGAATATATGCACTATTAGTCACTGCATTTATTACTCATCAGAAAAAACAAATAGAAGGTGTAATAAAATTTTTAGAACCATTAAAAGCGGTATATAAGGTACAACTTGATCTCATAATGTTGACAATAAAAGCTCTTAATCGTTTAAGAATACTTACTGGAGAAGCTGCTGTAGAGCATAGTGATCTTGCAAAAGAAATAAAAGCAATTATGGATGCTCCTGATCGTTTTAATATTGATAATGTTTACACTACAGGTACAGACTTTGAGAACTTAATTAATGAAATAAATAAAGTAAAAAATGGTGCAAAAGATGTTAAAAATAATGTAGAAGGTATATTTTCAAATGTTAGGTCAGGCATGCAATCTTATGTAGATTCAATACAAGACTTTACATCACAAGTAAAAGAAGCAACAGTTAATGCATTTAAAGGAATGGAAGATGCTCTTGTTAATTTTGTAACTACAGGTAAATTAAATTTTGCTGATCTTACCAGATCAATACTTGCAGATATTACAAGAATAATTATTAGACAATCTATTATTACACCTTTGTTAGGTGTGTTTGGAATTAATCCAACAAAAAATGCAAAAGGCAATGTTTATGATCAAGGTTTGAAAAAATTTGCAAAAGGGGGCATCGTAACATCTCCCACATTATTTGCGTATGGATCTGGGGGTACAGGTAATTTTGGTCTTATGGGTGAGGCAGGTGCGGAGGCTATATTACCTTTAAAACGTGGCCGTTCTGGTAACTTAGGGGTTGAGGCTTCTGGTGGAGCTACTAATATAGTTGTAAATGTAGATGCTTCTGGTTCATCTGTAGAAGGTGATGAGGCTGATGGTAAAGCACTAGGTATGGCATTATCAGCAGCAATAGAATCAGAACTTATTAAACAAAAACGACCTGGAGGTTTACTTGCATAATGGCTACCTTTCCAAGTATTGAGGCTTCATTTGGTTTTACAAAAAGTTCACAACCTAATACTCGTATTGTGAAATATGCTGATGGCTATGAGCATAGAATATTATTTGGTCTAGCTAGTCATCAAAATCCAGAAACATATGATCTTACATGGCAAAACATAACAGAAACAGAATCAGATGTTATAGAAGCATTTTTGCGTACAGAGGCTAACAACAGTACAAGTTTTACGTATAGTCCACCATCAGAAGGTTTTACAAAAACAGGAACTTACTCACAGACAGCGACAACAGTAACAATAACTATTACAGATCATGGTGTGGCTGTTAATGATGTATTAACTATTGACTACACATCAGGTTCTGCTGTCGATGGTACATTTGTTGTTAAGTCGGTTACTGATAGAAATATATTTACAGTAAATGCTGCTGCCAGTGCATCTAATAGTGGCAATGTTTCTATCACATTACCTGCTGCCAGAAAGTATGTTTGTGATCAATGGAGTAAACAAGTTAATTTTGCTAACAGAGCAACAATAAATGCAACATTTAGAGAGGTGTTTGAACCATGAGCAGTTCTGCTATTGTTAGCAATTTACAAAATATAAATCCGTCATCAATAATAGAACTTTTTACTCTTACGTTAGACAGTACATTACATGGTGCATCTACTGTATATAGGTTTCATGCTGGATCTACACTTAACAATAATGGTGAGTTAGTTTGGGCTGGCAATACATATCAAAGATTTCCTATAAAAGCAGAAGGTTTTGCTTTTCAAAAAGGTCAACTACCAAGACCTACTCTTACAGTTAGTAATGCATTAGGAACTATTACAGCGATATTGTTAAATGTAAACAGCACAACGTCAGGTAATGATTTAACAGGTGCAACAGTTACAAGAATAAGAACACTTGCTAGATTTATTGATGCTGTAAACTTTCCAGAAAATGTAAATCCATATGGTACGCCAGATTCTACAGCAGAGTTTCCACAGGAAATATATAAGATAGATAGAAAATCAGCAGAAAATAGAGAGTTTGTACAGTTTGAGTTAGCTGCGGTTTTTGATCTTGCAGGTATTCGTGCGCCAAAAAGACAATGTACTAGAGCCGAGTTTCCTTCTATCGGTACGATAAAAACATGAATTGGAAAGAAGCTGCTCTTAATCATGCAATACAAGAAGACCCAAAAGAATGTGTTGGTCTTTTGTTAAACATTCGGGGTAAAGAAAGATATTTTCCTTGTAATAATCTTTCTATGACAGCGCATCAATGTTTTATTTTAGACCCAGAAGATTATGTAAAAGCATCTAATTTAGGAGAGGTAACTGCTGTTGTTCATAGTCACCCCACAACTCCACCAGTAGCAAGCCAAGCAGATATGGTTGCGTGTGAACATAGTAAGTTACCTTGGCATATTGTTAATCCTAAAACACAAAAGTGGGGATATTATGAGCCACAAGGTTATGAAGCACCTTTGCTTGGGAGACAATGGGTATGGGGCGTTACAGATTGCTGGTCATTAGTAAGAGATTATTATAAAAAAGAAAAAGGCATAAATCTTGTTGATTATGAAAGACCTATAACACCAGAAGAATTTATGAAAAAACCATTATTTGAACAGTACGCAGAATTAACAGGATTTAGAGAACTAGAGCCGAATGAGAAATTAAAAAGTGGTGATGTTTTGTTAATGAGTATATTAGATTCAACGCTCAATCATGTAGCTATTTTTTTAGGAGATGAGGTATTACATCATTTAACAGATAGACTATCTTGTAGAGAACCATATTCACAATGGTTGTTAAAATGCACTGGCAAGAGGTATCGTTATGCTTCGTAAAATAAAGCTATATGGTGAACTTGCAGAGTTTGTAGGTCATAAAGAATTTGAAGTGCAGGTTGATAGCTTACAAAAAGCTGTTAGTTTCCTTGTTAATAATTTTACAGGTATAGAGAAATATATGAATCCTAGATATTATCAGGTCAAGGTAGGTGAGTATGCTGTTGATGAAACTGAAATATCACATCCAATAGGGCAAGAAGATATACATTTTGTACCTGTGATAACTGGTGCTGGTCGTGGTTTTGGCAAAATATTATTAGGTGCTGCATTAATAGGTATTGCTTTTCTTATGCCTGTAGCTTCAGGAGGTTTAAGCTTAGGTGCTGGTATAAAAGCAGGCTCGTTAGCAAAAGTAGGTTTTATGACAAAGATGGTCGCTGGTGTTGGTGCTAGTTTAGTTCTATCTGGTGTATCAGATATGTTGTTTCCATTACCAGAAGTGCCAGGTTACGAAGATACACAAGATCCGAGACTATCATTTAGTTTTGGAGGCACGCAACAAACGGGGCGTAGTGGAACTCCAGTACCTTTAGTATTTGGAGAAATTTTTACTGGCTCAGTGGTGATCAGTGGTTCTGTAGATACGGAGCAGGTTCAGGCATGATTGAAAAAAAACATTTTATTAGAGGTGCAAAAGGTAATGATCCAGCACCCTCACCTCCGCAACCGACTAGAGAACCTGATACTTTACACAGTAGACAGTTTGCTACGTTTCTTGATCTTGTTTCAGAAGGAGAGATAGAAGGCTTTGCAACAGCATCAAAAGAAGGTAGAACAAAAGGTACAACTGCATATAATAACGCTGCATTAAAAGATGTTTTTCTTAATGACACCCCAGTATTAAGAGCTTCAGCAGATTCTACTAATCCACAAACTGTAGATTTTAACTATCAAGATGTAAAATTTACACCGCGTTTTGGCACAGGCGCACAAACAAAAATACCTGGTATTGAAAGTAGTGTATCAACAACCAGTGTTGGTGTAGATGTAACTGCAAGTACTCCTGTTACTCGTCAGATAACAAATACAAATGTTGATGCTGTAAAAGTATCTATTACATTTCCTCAGTTGCAGAAAGCTACTGATGCTGGAGATTTATTAGGCTCTTCTGTTCAATTAAAAATAGCTGTTCAATATAATTCTGGTGGTTTTACTGATGTTATTACTGACACTATCAGAGGTAGAAGTGGAGATGCGTACCAAAAAGATTATCGTGTAGATATTACTGGCTCATTTCCTGTTGATATAAGAGTAAGCAGGGTAACAGCAGATAGTACTGATACTAATCTAAGAGACAGTTTTCAGTGGACTAGTTTTGGCGAAATTATTGATGATGCATCAACATATTTAAACAGTGCATATAGCTCAATAAGGCTAGATTCTATGCAATTTAGTGCAATACCAAAACGTAAATTTAGAATCAGGGGCATAAAGGTGCGTATACCAGGTGCAGGTGCATCTAGTTCTGGTACGCCAACTATCGACAGTACAAATGGCAGAATAGTATATCCAGATGGCTACATTTTTAATGGAGTAATGGGTGCTGCTGTATGGACTTCTTGTCCAGCAATGATACTTCTAGATCTTCTAACTAATACAAGATATGGTTTTGGTGATCATATAACAGACAGTTCGTTAGATTTATTTAGTTTTGTAGCTGCAAGTAAGTTTGCTAATACTCTTGTAGATGATGGATTTGGTGGACAGGAACCTAGATTTAGTTGCAATGTTAATATACAAAGTCCTCAAGAAGCATTTGACCTTATAAATTCCTTGTCAGGTGTTATGAGATGTATGCCAATATGGTCTGCTGGAACAATAACAATTACGCAAGATAAACCTGCTGATCCTAGTTATTTATTTAATTTAGCCAATGTTACAGAAGAAGGTTTTAATTACTCTGGTAGTAGCCTAAAAACAAGACATAGTGTTGTATCTGTTGCTTACTTCAATATGGATAGTCAAGAGATTGACTATGAGGTTGTAGAAGATACTACTGCAATATCTAAAATAGGTACAGTTGTAAAACAAATAAAAGCTTTTGCTTGTACATCAAGAGGACAGGCAAGAAGGTTAGGCAAGGCAGTATTATTCGCAGAACAAAATGAATCAGAAGTAGTAGCTTTCTCTACATCTATAGATTCTGGTGCAGTAGTAAGACCAGGTGCGATTATAGAAATAAATGATCCTGTTAGAGCAGGTGTCAGAAGAGGTGGAAGATTATCTGCTGTAGCTTCTACAACTGTTGTTACAGTCGATGATACAGAGGCTACAGATTTTGCCGTTGATAGCAGTGGTAATCCTGTTGGTGATGCAACATTATCTTTAATACTTCCAGATGGTACAGCAGAAAGTAGAACAATATCATCTGTATCTAATGGCGTTATAACTGTTGATACTGCATTTTCACAAACACCTAATATTAATACTGTATGGATGATATCTAACGTAACTGTTCAATCACAATTATTCAGAGTAATAACAGTAGAGGAACAAGATGGTATAAATTATTCAATAACAGCATTGTCGTATGTAGAAGGTAAATATGCATTTATAGAAGATGGTGAGTCTTTACCTGCAAGAAACGTATCTAAATTAAATGAATTAACTGCACCACCAGACGCATTAAATGCAGTCGAAAAAATATTTCCTATAAATAATCAAGCTATTTCTAAAATAGTTATAAGCTGGCAGCCAATTGTAGGTGTTGTGCAATATCAAATTAATTACAGATTTGAAGATGGCAACTTTGTAAGCGAAAAGGTATCAAGACCTGATTTTGAGATAATGAACAGTAGAAAAGGAACATATACGATTCAAGTATTTTCATATAACGTTTTAGATCAACTGTCAGCAACATCTACAAATATCACTTTTGAGGCTGTTGGTAAAACAGCAGTTCCACAAGATGTTACTGGTTTGTTAGTAGAAACAATATCTGATCAGCTTGTTAGATTACGTTTTAATCAAGCTACTGATATAGATGTATTACATGGTGGCAATGTAGTTGTAAGGCATAGTAATTTAACAGATGGTAGTGGTACATTTACTAATTCTGTTGATTTGATACCTGCTTTACCTGGAAACGTGTCAGAAACTATGTTACCTGCAATTGATGGTGAATATATTCTTAAATTTAGAGATGATGGTGGTAGATTAAGTGCTGGAGAAGCTTCAGTAGTTGTAACAAATCCAGATCCATTACCAAAACTTACAACATTTACAGATAGAGAAGATACAGACTCACCACCTTTTGGTGGTACAAAAGTAGATTGTTTTTTTAGTGACGATGTTAACGGTTTAGTACTTGGCTCACTTGTAACTCTTGATGATATATCAGACTTTGATGCTATAGCTGATTTTGATTTTATAGGTGCTGTAGATATTACAGGTGGTAGTTATGATTTTGCAAATATTTTAGATCTTGGTACATCACAACCATTAAGACTAACAAGACATTTTGTTACGCAAGGTTTTTATCCAAATGATCTTATTGATAAAAGAACAGCAAATATAGATACTTGGACAGATTTCGATTCTGCAACAGCATTTGACGTTAATGCAAAATTACTGGTTGCTACGACTACCTCCGCACCAGCAAATGGATCTAGTTACCAGGATAGTGATTTTTCTGGTAAAACATTTAACACCTTTGCTAATGGTATACACATAGGAAGAGGTTTTAAGTTTAGGTGTGAAATGGATAGTGACGATCCAGCACAATCTATAGAAATAGATCAATTAGGATATACAGCAGAACTCGATAGAAGAACAGAACAAAAGTCTAATTTAAGTTCTGGCACGTCATCATCAGGATTAAATGTTAGTTTTGATCATACTTTCTTTACTGGTTTTGCAGGTACAGCAGTAGGTGCTAATACACAACTACCTAGTATTGGTATAACTGCTAATGATTTAGGTGCTAATGAAAGATTTGAAATTACTAATATATCTGGCACAGGATTTACAATTAAGTTTTTAAATGCAGGTAATGCTGTCCAAGATAAAACATTTAGTTACACAGCAGTAGGTTTTGGCCGTGGTAGTTAGTATTGAATTAAGATATACTTAGATAAAAAATCGGTTTAGGCAATGTCACAAGTAAGTACAGGTGGAAATTATGTAGTTGATAACTCCACAGGGGCGAATGTGAGAGCTGACATAAATGAAATATATGATGCAATATTGACAATGAATAGCGGTGCGTCTGAACCTGCATATAGAAAGGCATATACATTTTGGGCAGATACGGGAAATAATTTATTAAAAATGCGTAATTCAGCTAATGATGGCTGGATTGATTTAAGAACACTTACTGGCGGTATAACTTCTACTGCTGATGCAACAATAAATTCTGTAACTGTAGGAAAAGGTGCAAACTCTGTTGCTGGTAACACTGTTCTTGGAGAAAGTGCTTTAGATGCTTCTGTTACTGGTGTAAATAATACAGCTATTGGTAAAGAAGCTTTAACAGTATTGACTTCTGGTCAGGAAAACGTAGCTTTGGGTGCATTTACTGCTGATGCACTGACTACAGGATCTTATAACACTGCTCTTGGATCAAGGGCATTAGGTTTGACAGTAGGAGGAAGTAATAATGTGGCAGTAGGTAGATCAGCCTTAACAAGTAATACTAATGGAGGAAATAATGTAGCTCTGGGTTACGAGGCTCTTGTATCAAATACAACGGCTGATAATAACACTGCTGTTGGACATAACTCTTTATTATCAAACACAACTGGAACGTCAAACGTAGCGGTAGGTGCTTTAGCGTTAGATGCTAATACTACGGCAAGTAATAATACTTCGATTGGATATAACAGTTTAACGGCTAATACCACAGGAGGGCAAAATACGGCAGTAGGACAAAATGCGTTAGCTACAAACACAACAGGAGAAGGTAATACTGGAATTGGAAATGGAGCTTTAGATGCTAGCACCACAGCTTCTAATAACACTGCTGTAGGTCATAGTGCAGCAAGTTTAGTAAGTACTGGTGCACAAAACGTAGCCGTTGGAGCTTTTGCCTTAGACGCAAATACAACAGCTTCAAATAATACGGCTATTGGTTACAACTCTTTAGGAGCAAACACAACTGGAGCTACAAACACAGCGATAGGTAATAACTCATTAAAATCCAATAGTACTGCTTCAAATAATGTAGCTGTAGGACAACAGACTTTAGGTGATAACACTACAGGAGCAAATAACGTAGCTGTCGGTGCAAATGCTTTACTTGTTAACACAACTGCTTCTAATAACACAGCACTTGGATATCAAGCCTTATTATTAAACACAACTGGAGAAGGTAATACTGCTGTTGGTGCATTTAGTCTAGATTCAAATACGACAGCTAGTGATAATACTGCCGTTGGTTATCTAGCCCTGGAGGTTAATACAACAGGTTCAAATAATACTGGTCTAGGTAGATTAGCTTTAAGGCTAAATTCTACAGGTAGCGGCAATACAGCAATAGGTAAAGATGCACTTGAATCAAACACAACAGCATCAAATAATACTGCTGTAGGTTTAGATTGTTTGAGGGCAAACACAACTGGAACTCAAAATACTGCTGTTGGAGGAGTTGCCTTAGATGCTAATACAACTGGAAATTATAATGTTGCTATTGGTTATAACGCTTTAACAGATAACCAAACTGGCAGTAATAACACAGCAGTTGGTACTGAGGCTTTAGAAAATAACACAGCTTCTAATAACACAGCAGTTGGTGCTTTAGCCTTAGATGCAAACACAACTGGAACAGAAAATGTTGCTATTGGATCTGGAGCATCGCAATCAAACACTACCGCAGATAATAATACTTCTGTTGGGATGCAAGCTTTAAATGCCAATACAACTGGAGCAAATAACACTGCTTTAGGTCGTATAGCATTACAAGCTAATACGACAGCAGATAATAATACAGCCGTAGGTGCAAGAGCTTTATTATCAAACACAACTGGAGAGAATAACACGGCTGTAGGATCACAAGCAATGGACAATTGTACTACAGGACATAGTAGTGTATGTATAGGTTCTGAATCAGGCGGAGCAATAACAACTGGTGTTAATAACACTGCCGTTGGACATCAGGCTTTAGATGCCACAACAACAACTTCATTTAATGTGGCTGTGGGTTCTGGTGCATTAGGTGCTAATACAGAATCAGCACAGACAGCGGTTGGACATAATGCTTTACATAATGTTACTACTGGACATAGTAATGTTGCGGTGGGTACTGATGCTGGAGATGGTTTAACTACAGGTAGTGGCAATGTAATTCTTGGACGTAGTGCAGATACTCCTAGTGGAACTTCAGATAATCAAGTTATCTTAGGTACTTCAAGTGTTGCAAATTTAAGATGTCAACAACAGTCAATAGATGGTTTATCTGATGCAAGAGACAAAACAAACATTATTGATTCTATCTATGGTTTAGATGTTATAAACTCCATTAGACCTAGACAATTTACTTGGGCAATGAGAAAGCCAAGTGCAAATGATGGAAAAACAGAACTTGGATTTATTGCACAAGAGCTTGATGAGTCTTTAGGTGAAAAAAATGATGTTATTCGTGCAGTTGATAAAATGAATCCAGAAACACTATATGCTTC